TGCCCCTCAGATGACCGGACGGACCGCGCCTCCGGCGCGGATGATGTCGCGATACCCTCGGCCTCATCCGCAGATTTCTACGTTTTTGGATAATTGCTGACGCAGTTGGCTCCTCCGCCCTGATCTCTAATTAGTGGGACCGGCAGTGTCTCAGCTACGTTGGCACAGGGCGAATCGCCTACGGTCATCCCATCTTCAGGCCTCCGGCACCCTTTTTCATTTTTTTGGGTGCCGTTATTGGGAACCCGAAATGGGGATTCACAAGCCAAGCACAACTTTTTTCCCTTCTTTTTCAATTTCTTACAAACACAGCACCCGCAACTGAACGCCACACCGCAGATAAAGTGGAAGTGTAAGAGAAACACCGAGCGCATCAAGCGTATACGACAGGGACAGAACGACCGATGAAGAATGACAATCGAGCAGTTCACACAATCAATGAAACCTATACGCTCCATCTGATTGAGATGGCACTCTCCAACGTCCACGCACAACTAAGCGCAGGTGACCATTTCAAGGCAACTCCAAGCGATCTCATAAGACTAATCGACGCCCATCAAACAATGCAGCAATCGAGACGACCAAGCGAGGTTCTGGTGCGATGGATAGACCAAGTAAGAGACGAACCCAACGAATAACCATCAACCGACATATTCGTTACACCGCTTTGCCCTCCCAGAGGGCATTTCACGACTGCGATACACTCTTCAAGGGGTTTTCCGGCCCTATTGGCTCCGGCAAAAGCCAAGCACTATGCCATGAGGCTATCAGGCTAAGCTATCTCAACCCAGGCAGGCAGGGGATGTTAGCGGCACCTACGTTTCCAATGCTCAGGGACGCAACCCAACGAAGTATATTCGAATTGTTGGAAAATAATCAGATACCGATATCGTTCAACAAAACAGAGAACTGCCTGACTATGCAGGACACAGGCTCGACCATTTTGTTTCGAAGCCTTGAGGACTATGAAAGACTCCGAGGCACAAACCTCGCTTGGTTCGGCGTCGATGAACTCACGTACTGCCATGAAGAGGCTTGGCTTCGTCTCGAGGGACGACTCCGAGATCCCCACGCTAAGCGATTATCGGGTTTTGCCGTCTGGACGCCGAAGGGGTTCGATTGGGTCTACCGACGGTTTGTTGCCAACACACAACGGGAATACAAAGTCATCCTCGCTCAACCAAGGGAAAATCGCTACCTTCTGGATGCTATCCCCGACTTTTATGATCGCCTTAAGCAAAGCTACGATGATCGGTTCTATCAACAAGAGGTCCTTGGGGCATACCTAAACATTAGCGCCGGACAGGCTTACTACAGTTTCGAACGGGAAAAAAACGTTCGCCCATGTCCCTTCGATGCATCCAAGCCACTCTACTGGGCTATGGACTTCAATGTCGACCCAATGTCATCAGTCGTGGTACAACTCAACGGCGAAACAGTCACCGTAATCGACGAAATTACGCTTTCGCGGGCCACAACCTGGGAGGCATGCGATGAATTCCTGCGACGGTTTCCGTCCTGCAATGGATTGACTGTCTTTGGCGACGCGTCAGGCAATGCCATGAAAACTACAGGCCCCAGAGATGCTGACGCCATCAGCACCTTTTTCCGCACACGAAACATTCAACGGTGTCAAGTGGAACTTCCTTCGCAAAATCCCGCAGTGAGGGAACGAATCGTATTGATGAACAGTACCCTCCGGGACGCGGCAGGAAATCGGCGCCTTTTCATTGACGCTCGCTGCAAAGAACTTATAAAGGATCTCGAACAAGTCACCATCTTGCCGGGAACAATGATCATCGATAAAGGGCAGGACTCCAAACGCACACACGTTTCGGACGCTTTGGGATATTTGCTCTGGCAAGTGGTGAGCAACGATAAACGGCAACCCGCTGGCTATAACGCCAACCGCCTTCCCGGCTTCTGAACCTCGCAGCGTTACAAGGTCAAGCGTGAAAGCAGGAACCCTTGGTACGAAGGGACCAGCCATTCTCGCCTCATTTCACAACAAAAGGAACGCAAATGGAAACCCGAATCGATCAAGAACACCCGGAATATATACATAAACGCGAGATTTGGAAACGTTACCAGGACCTCTACGTGGGAGGAGAGGCGTTAAAGCTTAACGCCGGACACTTTCTGATTCCGAGGCAAAAAGAACCTGCAGACGTCTACGGAGAGAGACTGAACAGAGTATTCTACGAAAACTACATTGGATCTATAATCGACTGGTATGCAGCAACACTCTTCCGGCGGGAACCCATAATTAACATCGACGGTCCTAATGAAAAAGGCCGCGGGTTCTTTAGCATGTTCATCGAAGATTGCGACCGTAAAGGAACAAACCTAAGCGACTTTTTCCGTCGGCAGATTACTGATGCGCTAGTTTATGGAACGGGTTATACTCTAGTCGACTTTCCGCGCACCACCCAACCCGCAACAAGCCGGGCAGAAGAGGACTTCATGGGCGCCAGCAGGGCATACCTAGTTCACTGCACTCCAAAAGATCTAGTGAACTGGTGCCGAAATGAAACCGGTGAATTCGAATGGATTGTTCTTCGAACCACACATACGTTTCGTCATCACTTAGAAGACGCCGAAAATACGACTGAAACGCGCTGGCTATATTACGACCGCCAACATTTTAAGGTTTACCGCAGAACACAGCAACACGGCGTGTCGCGGCAACCAAGCAGCATTGAACTTGTCGATGAGGGCGTGCATGGACTAGCAAAATTGAAACGTGTACCGCTCTTTGAAACCACCATAAGCCAGGGCATGTGGCTAATGAATAAGGCTGCCCTCCTGCAAGTGGAGCACTTTAATAAATCAAACGCTCTCAGTTGGGCTTTAACCATGGGCCTGTTCGCAATGCCCGTGGTCTACAGTGACAAGAAGTTCGATCAAATGGTCGGAGAAAGCTATTTTTTGCAACTCGGGCCGGGAGACCGTTTTGGGTGGACCGAACCGGAGGGAAGGGTTTTTGACATTGCGACCCAAAATCTCATTCGATTAAAGGACGAGATCTATCGTGTTTGCTATCTCTTTGGCCATGCTGGCCCGGTCGCTGGGGATCATCGCCACATATCCGGTTTGGCCAAACAAAGGGATTTCGCTATTACGCAGGAAGTGCTGCGCAGTTTGGGCGACTCGGTAAAGGATGTATTGAAACGCATCCTGAAGGCCATAGAATGCGTCCGCGAGGACGACTTGCAAGTGAATGTCTCAGGCTTGGATGAGTTCGATATTGGAGACTTTGCGAGTGAAGTTGATGATGCATCCAAACTGATTGCGTTGAATATCGAGTCACGCACTTTAGTCAAGCAAATCTACAAGAAATTGGCGTTCAAGTATCTCTGCGATGAACGGCAGGAGATAAAGGACACAATTGCGCATGAAATTGACGATTGGTTTCTGCGCGAACTCAAGTAAGGAGGATGACGGATGGATGAAAGCAAACATGACCAAGCGCTAACTGGCCGGGGGACCGATATCAGGCACCTGATTCAAGAAGCAGTGAGAGAGTTCGTCAGTCTGGAGCAAGCAAAGAGCGAACCAGCCTACAAAATCGAACTCGAAGAGGAGCGCCGACGGCGGGAGATCCTCGAACGCAAAATGAACGAATTGGTCGAAGAAAATCGCCGCAATCGGATCATTGCCGAAGAGGCTGAACGCAGCACGACGATTCGAACGGAACTGCAACGCCTGGGGGTCCAAAAACTCGACCTCGCGTTCCGGGCAGTAAAGGACGATATCCAGCGCACTGAAGACGGACGGTTAATCGCAAAGACGACGAACGGCGACTACTCCGTTAAGGAGTATATTTCACATTTTGTAAACGAAAATCCCGAACTACTACCGGCCCGAATCAATGGTGGGTCGGGAGCGACGGCAACCGCCAAAACCCCGGTGGTTGTCCCGGGTGGGGGATTCGATATCGACAAGATTCGTCCGGGTATGCCAAAGGAAGATCTAGAGCGGGCTCGCCAAGAAATCTCAAGAATCGCACAACAAATAAACAGTTCCCGCTAGCAAGGCGTTCGCCCTTGCCAGCGCGCGGTCACAGCATACAGATACTGAGACCCTGTGTTCAATCGCAATACACAATGGATGACATCATCCAGCCAGATAAAGAAACAAACCGCCCCACAGCAAAACTGGAAGGGGCATTTTCAATTAAGGAGACACAATGCCTGCTATTACTTCGTCTAATGTTGCAAATGCGCTCGTTAAGCTGGTGGCCGCCGATGCGCTGCCAGCTCTCATGGGCAACCTGGTGATGGGAAACTTGGTGAACCGGAACTTTGAACCGTCCTTGGCGCAGGCCGGCGAGACCATTAACGTGCCAATTCCCCCAACTCTCGTGGCCAACAACATCGCTCAGGGCGGAACCGTCACCACCCAAAATCCAAGCTTGGGCAACGCTCAGATCGTCCTGAATACGCATGCCGAAGCTACCTTCCAGATTCCGGATGTGACAAAGGTACTTGCGGTACCCGACCTTTTGCGGCTGTACATGGAACCGGCCGTTGTAGCGTTGGCTGAAAAGATCGAATCCGACCTCCTCTCCCTGTATGCGCAGTTCACCGCGAACACCGCATTGGGTTTCGCGGGTTCACCGATCACCGAATCGTTGGTTGACGACGCGGAAACCGCGCTCTTCAATGCAAAAGTTCCGTCGGCGTCGCAAAAGTATCTAGTTGTTGATGGAAGTACTTACTCTCAATTGCGCCAGATTCCCCGCTTTTCGGAATACAACACAGCCGGGGAGGCAGGCGTACGGGCGATGATCGATGGATCCGTTGGAAAACTCAAAGATTTCTTCGTGTTTCGCTCGCAGTTCGTCTCGAAGACTGGTTCGTCCCCGACGACCACGCAAAATCTAGCATTCGCTAAGGATGCTATTGGTTTGTGTGTCCGTAGACTGCCGCAACCTCTGCCGGGCACAGGAGCAATCGCTGAATACTCCGAACTCGGCAACTTCGGAATGCGCGTAATGATGAGCTATCAACCCAACACGCTGGCACAACAGTTCACCGTGGACTGCCTCTATGGCGTTGCCGTGCTTCGTAACAACTTCGGCGTTCAGGTTCGCAGCTAACAGTAGCAGCCGGACGGCTAAACCCGTCCGGCTTTTACCTTTGACAACGAGGGGCCTGATGGACTTACATCAATACTACGAAGACATAAAAACACTCGAGGACACCTTTCAGCAACACGCCGTAGTAGTTGTGAGCGCAGCAACAGGCGATGGAGGCCGAGCGGGAATCATCTCCGAGGTAGACCGCCACACGGCCGCCCGTCT